GGGTCGACCCACTTGGATTATGTTGAATTGGTTCGGCACAGACTGGCGATATCTACTAAATCGCGATGACTCGCCCTGGTACAGCACAGCCAGACTGTTTAGACAGCCTGCTCAAGACGATTGGGCCAGTGTAACCAAGAAAGTTGCCCAATATCTGTCGTGGTTCAAAGTGTAACTGCTACAATAGCAGTGTTAGATAAATATCTATGCAAACTTTAATTTAGGTCGTTAAGCTAATATATCTGCCTGTGCTCCTCCTTGCATGACCAGCTTGGATGCACAGGCTTTTCAATGGCTATTTGTTTGATGCCAGTAAAAAAGGCCCCGAAGGGCCTTTTTGTTGCTTGCAATCCAATGAGTGGATTAGCTGAAGCTGAGGTTGCTGACGGCGATCTCACCCACGTAGTCACCGGCGTTACCAAAGCTGCTGGCAGTGTTGGTAAGTTCGATGTATCCGTAACGAGTCATGAAGCTCACGACTGGTTCGAATGTGGTTGGATCCAGAACAACACCACTGCTCATCAGAGGAATGTATGGGCAGTAGAATGCTGGAGCATCGGCTTCTGAGCTACCTTTGTAACCAACCAGCACAGGAGTGGTGTCAGCAGCATAGCTGTCAACAAACACTCTCATTGAGCCGTTCAGTGTACCAACAAACTTGGTGTTGGTAGGAGCTTCAAAAGTACCTTCGGTTGTGCGAGCAAACGCAGAAGTGGTAGCACTTTGCAGCACGGTGAGGGCAGCAGAGCTGACCACTGCATAGTTACCAGCACCACGACGTGTACGCTGAGCAATCAGGTTAGCAACACGGTTGATCAACACGGCCAGAGCGGCGTGTTCGTCACCAACGAATGTGGCTGTACCAGAAACGGTAGCCTGGTTGTAAGTGAACTCAGTACTAGCCAGTGAGCGCAGGCTCAACAGGATTTCCTGGTCAATTTCAGCTGTGATCTCTTGTGCCAGAGCAGCCATGATTTCGGCCTCAACGTCAATGCCGTGCATGGCTTGAGCGTCTTGAGCACTTTCAAAAGTCCAACGAGCTTGCAGCTTGCGGGTCTTGGCTTCAACAGCTTGTTTCAGAATCTGAACGCTGATCTGCTTACCGCCAGTGCCTTCCATGGTAGCTGTGTTGCCACCAGTGTAAGCTGTTGCTGTTGCTGTGTCTTTTGGTACTGTAGAATATGCAGTAGCAATAGTGAATGGGCTCAATGCTTCTTGGCCAGCTGTGACAGAAGTAGCAGCAGCAGAAGAATCAGTCAAGCTCTGTGCATAACGTACACGCAGAGTGTGGATTTGACCCACTGGGCCAGTCATTGGCTGAACGCCAACCAACTCGTTAGCAATAACAGTTGGCATCACACGACGGATCACTGGCAGAATCACACGGTTCAGTGTGGCAATGTTGCCAGAAGCGGTGCTACCTGCACTGGCGTTCTCTTTCAAGTAACGCTTGGTGTTTTCCAGGATAACACTCATCGAATTGCGCTTGGTACCATTGAGACCTTCAAGCAGAGCTTCTTTGGTCTCGCCCCAGCGACTTTCAAGTAATTCCATTGACATTTAAGTCTCCTAAAATTTTTGTTTTACAGTCCAGCCAGTCTCTTCAGATCAATCACATTGCTGCGATCTTCTTCAGATTGTAGTTTTTGCGGAGCTGTCTTATCACCGGTTACTGCGGATACCTGTTCTGCGATCACCTTGCGGGCTTTCACTGAACGGTCTTCCAGCACTGCTGGTAGATACTTTTCAAAAGCGCTTTTCAAACGTGGTGTTTGCACGCTTTCCAACAAATTACGCATGACTTCTTGCTTCTCTTTGTTAAGAGGGCTCAGCAATTCGCGCATAGTTGATTCGCGCTCGTTGCCTTCTTTGATCACACGCAGTTCGCGTTCCTTGTTCTCAACCAAGACTTTGGCTTTCTCGGTGAGTTTGATTGCTTCAGACAATTTCTTGTCCTTGTGTGCAATCAGATCATGCAACTTGCGAACTTCGGCCTTCTCATTGAGATGAGTGGCACCAAATTCAGCTGCATATGCTTCAAAAATTCTACGTCCAAAGCTGTTCTCACGAGCAACACGGATATCTTCTTGAAGTTGATTCAGTTCGGCCTTCAAATGACGGCTCACAGCAGAACTCATTTTTGCAGCAGATTCTTTGATGAATCTGGCTTTGAGTCCTTCTAGCTTGTCACGGGCTTCGCGTACCAGACGCACTTTTGTTTCAACAACATCGCGCTTGTCTTTGGCAAATTCTGTGATTTCTTTAGCTAGAGCATGCACCACAAAGTTCTCAAGTTTGGCAACTCCTTCGGTGTGCATTTTGCGGTCTTTGCGCAGTTCAGAAATTTCTTCGGCAAGTTTGGTAACCAAGAAGTTGTTAAACTTGGTGGCTGACTCTTTCATCTTGCCTTGAAACTTCACACGATCTTCAGCTAATGCTTGCTTTTCAGCAGCAATCTGTGCCAATTCTCCTGCTAGACCTTCTGTGACCATCTTATCTAGGGCTTCTACCATTACTGACTTGTCGTGCTCATAGCGTTGTGCAAACTCTTCGCGGAGTTCTGCACGCACTTGTTCTCGAGCTTCTGTCAACTTTGATTCCCAAGCTTCGTTGAGTTCTTTGCTGACATCCTCGTTGATCAAGCCGCTATCTAGCAATGGTTTAATAGCATCAAACATGCTTGTCTCTCCTTAGATTTTAAGTTCTTGAATCAGGCGTTTGATTTCCCGACCAAGATACTTCTTTACTTTGTCATCCTTGCCAGCCTCTTTGGCTATTTCCATGACCTTATGACCGTACTTCATGTTCATGAGTCCTTCATAAATGGCTGTGGGATATGCATTGGGAGCACTGGGTTGGGCAACCACATCTATAGTGACAATTTCAAAGTCACTTACATGTCCTGTTCTGTCGTCAACATTACCTGATCCTCGGCTGCTCACACCCAGTTTCACGCCAGATTGCAGTAGAGTTTTGACCAAATTCCCCATGGGAGTGGGTAGAATTTTGAGCTTGCCACAACCAGCATGTCCGTCCATCCACATGCCTTCTACAGAATGGCACACACGATCCAAGTTTATCTTGAGATCGTCTGGATGGTCCACTTCACCTAAAACGGAATTTCCGTTGCGGATCTGCTCGTTGATGGTTTCTACAGCTTTGAGTATTTCGTGGCGTGGGTAGATGCGTTCATTGGCATTGCGTTTGTCGCCTTCAATGCAAATACCTTTGAGGTAGAGATTCTTACCCCCGCTAACATCGGCCTCTTCCAAGACCTGGATGTTAGCTTGATTAAATGTAAGATCTTCTCTGAGATATCTTGACGACATCCGATTAACCCTTACGTCCGCCCGGCAGTGGGCTCTTGGTGTTCACACCAGAGGCCTGAGCCAAGTGTGGCTTGGTAGCAGGTTTGGGTTGTTGAGTTGATTGAGAAGGGCTGTTGCCAACTTTGCCAATCAGCTCTTTGGTACTGTTGCGGTAAGGTGCTGCGTCGTGATGACCGCCGCCGTCTGTGCCTGTTTTCACTGGCTTGCTGGCCATGCCAGCTGCACCTGAGTTAAAAGCCACTGGGCCAGCTTTGCCGTCACCTTGCTCAGTGGTCACTGGCTTGGGAGCAGCTTTGAGGCTCACAGCTTCGGCCATGGGCATCATTTCTTCAGTGTCGTCAACTTCAATAGCATCGCCACCTTCGTCTGGGCCCATGTCGTCACCGTTGCCCATGTCGTCACCGCCCATGGCAGCTTCAAATTCAGCCATGAGTTCGTCCAGTTTGTCTTCCAAATTCATGATGTCGTCTTTGGTAGCAGGCTCACTGCTGCCCTCGTCGCCACCCATGTCCATGTCCATTGCATCGTCGCCACCGTCGCCCATGTCATCGCCGCTCATGTCATCGCCTTCGGCTTCCATGCTCATGTCTTGTTGTTCGTCGGTTTCTACTTCGTCAATTAAGTCGTCAGCAGCGTCACCGCCCATGGCTCCTTCGTCCATTTCTTCGGCTTCGTCAAGCTCTTCGTCCATTTCTTCGGCTTCGTCAAGCTCTTCGTCGTGCTTGGCTTCGTCAAGCTCTTCTTCCTCTTGCATGAGGTTTTCGTAAATTTCGCGGCTCTTGGCCACTACGATGTCATGAAAAAGCTCGCGAGCTTTTTGTTCTTCGTCGTTGATCACATATTCGATCAGCTGTTCAAAACGGTTCATATTGGGAAACTCCTATAGGTAAAGTGTGCTGTTATTTACAATAACAGCCTAAATCTATAGGGTTATGGCCTCAAAACGGCAGTTTTTTCTCAGATGTGAATCAGGCTACAGGTTGAGCCGGGGGTTGATACTGTTTGCGTACCAGTTTGAGTTTGTCTTTGTATTCCAAAGCACGAATGTCATTCATCTTGCGCAGCTTGTTTAACTGACGCAAAGTGAGACGAGTTTTACGCAGATCGCCCAATTGAGGCTGGCTATTGTCCTGCGATAGGTCTTGATAGGCACTGGGCTCACGTTTGAAAAATTCAGTCAATAGCATGATGTTTGTATTTATACAGTGCCAGGTTGTCCAGCGCCAGCTGGTGCAGGAGCTGCTGCGGCACCAGTGAGTCCAGCTCCGCCAACATCTCCTGTTGGTGCTGCACCTTCAGCGCCCATGTTGGCCATTTCTTCACCTGTGGCAATGTCTGTTTCTATGCCGCCGGGTGTGATACCCACTGCTCTTAGATCGCTGCCTGCAGGAGTAGAAGCATCTGGATCGTCACGTTCTTCACGCCACATTTCTTCGTTCTGTTGAATTTCATCTTCGGTCAAGCCCAAGAAACGCTCTAACAAGAATCGTTTGCTCATGTAGGGCAAAGGCTCCAGCTGCATGAATGCTTGAATTCTGGTGTTGTCCAGTTCACTCTGGCGGTAACTGGCAAAATTCTGTGGAGCATTGAATTTGAGATTGAACAGGCTGGAATCAATGTTGAATCCGCGCCACTTCAAGAACATCTTAAACTCATCGTCCAGTTTCTGCGCAATTAACCCTTGCAAACGTTCGCAGTACTGATTGAATCTGTACTCTTGAATCAGTGCAGTGCCCACTTTGCCATCACTCATGGCACGATCTGAATCGTCAGGTCCTGTGGGCAAATAGCTGCTAGGCACACGCAGACCGCGAGCCATTTTGTTGTTGAAATATTTTAAGTCGTCAATTTCGCCCAGGTTCTGACCGCCAGGCAAAGTTTCCACTGACGAGCCGCGACCGTCTTGGCCCTGTGGGAAAAAGTAATCTTCGCCCACTGACAGTGGATTGTAACTGGCATCCATCATGTTGGCACCGCCACCTGTGACAGTGGGAATACGACGTTGATGCATTTCGTTTTTCACACGTTCCACAAACTGCATGGCTAGATGACTTGGCATGTTGCCCACGTCAATTTTGAAAATTCTGCGTTCAGGCGCACGCTGCACGCGGTAAATCAGGATAGAGTCTTCCAACAGTTCTTTTTGTTTGAACACTTTCCAAATGTTTTCTAGGATGCTGCGCCCAAAAGGCCAAAACACATCCAAACCCTCGTTGAGACTGAGATGAACCACGTGCTTGGCGTCAATGCAGGTTTCGTTCATGGCAGTCATAAATCTTGAGTTGCCCACCCCGCCACCCATGCCGCCATTGGGCATGGTATAGTTGGCATTGCCTGATATGCTGCCTGTCACAGGATTGGTCATGTAGTCAGTGGTGGTTTTGGCTGCCACACTGAGATTTTGAAAGTTGGGATTGATGTCTCGGATCACATACTGTTCAGGTCGCTTGCCTTCTGATTCGTTCACAATCACGCGAGCCACTTTGCTCATGTCCACCCAGTACATTTCAAACGTTTCTGGGTCACGCACAAACACTTGATCACCGTATTTCACAGTGTTGCGAAACAGTTTGAATATGCGTTGGTCCAGTTGATTGAGCTTGACCCACTGCTTCATCTGTTTGCGAATGATTTCTATTTCGTGATCAGTGGGCTTGTCTTGATAGTCTATTTCAAACGGGGTGCCGTTTTGTTCATTGATTTGAGTGCTGAACTCAGCTATGATGTCCAAACAAGCATTGATCTCTGAGTCCATGTCCATGTTTTCGTACTGATTGTAACGTTCCACACGATTAGGATGACCTGAATAAACTTCAGGCAGTCTACTGGCATAGTTGCGAAATGTAAACAGGTCGCCGTGACTGCTGCCGTCGTTTTTGCTGTAGCCCGGAAAACCAAACTGGTTAGAGCCTGAGATAGGACTCATCACACCCGAAGTGTCTGCAACCTTGAAATATTTGCGCCAGCCTGATTTGGATTGTTCTGCCATAGTGGTTTATTTACCGTTAGTTCTGTGCGTAACTCAGTAACTTGTTTTGAATGTCGTTGCTGTTTTTCTGAGCTTTAACCATTTCATTCATGGCCGATATCAGTGCATCATTGCTGGACTGTGTTTGTTGCATAATATCAATCAAGTTGGTCAAACTGTTAGCACTGGCTGTTACAGCAGCGGCTGTGGAGGCTGCCTCTGGAGTATTGGCCATGCGCTCTTTTTGCGAATTAATAATGTCTGCTATAAAACTGCGATCAAACTTTACAGGCACTGCTCCACCGTCCAATGGAATCACAGCTTCGTTGCCGTGCAGTGTAACAGGGTATCCAGAAACAGGTCCTGTAAACACTCCACCGTAACGAGCCTGAGCATCTACGTGGAAATGAGGTCCAGTGGTAAATCTGTTTTTGTCACCGTCAGGTGGACCATAATATTCGTTATATACCCTCTTCACGCCAGGTATAGCTGCAATTTGTTTTTTCAGTGCCTGCGCTTCTTCTACTGTGGGTGCTTTTGCAAAAGTAAAATCTAAACCTCGTCCAAATGCATGCTGACTTCTGGGATGTTTTTCTTGATGATAC